CTTCTGTGGTTGTGCCTATTTTTTGAGCGGTTTTACTTAGTGTGTCTGTGGCCTTCAGCGAGTTAGCAATCAACAAGCCCATACCGCCTGCACCGACTGCGGCGACTAAGGCGGTTTTAAAGTTAAAGAAGATTTTAGATATGCCAGCGAACGCGCGCTTGATTCCGCGCAAGGCTTTCTGCGTCTTGTCGAACGCCTTAATTACAATGCTTACGGATTCAGTCGCCATCTTTAGACTCGCTTGTTATCTTGAAGTAAGCAAGCCACTCTTGAAACTCATTGACTGTAATCTGCTCGACTTCTTCGATAGTCTTATGTAACCGATCAGCCAAGGCGATGAGATTCATCCGAGACTGATCGGCCTTCAGTTTTTTTCGACGTCCTCAAATGGGTCGATAGTGCTAAACATCTCGTTAGCAATACCAGACACCACCGTCGTTTCTTCACCCATCAAGTCAATCTTGTCTTCGCCAGAAGTAAACAGCTTTTCGCCATCCTTGCCCTCTGCCTTCATAACAATCAAATCGACCATTGCCGCAATGCTAGGGTTCTGCATTACCTGTGGATGTCGCTTCTGTAGCTCATTAAGGTCATAACAAGTCAGTGGGCGGCAATACAGGACAAACGCCCCGTCATCATCAGCCCACTCTGCGACCTCAATCTTACGGCGTGACTGCTTTCGTCGCGCTCGCAACTCTTTAGCCAGACCCATTAGTTAGACGCTTCTGTGATTGCGCCTGATACTTGTACAGAGAATGACGCCTCGACTAACCCGTCATAAGACGCAGAGATAGTCTTTGCGGTCACGATGCCAGCGCCGCCGTAATACTTCTCGCCAGTACCTGTTCCAGTTGGGTGTATTTCCCAATCAATAGCGGCACCAGAATCAAGCACTAACTGCTGTGCGTCTGCGTCATCCCAAAGCGCGTCAATAGTCAGAGTCGCGTCCTTGAGGCTAGAAAGGTAAGACTTAACAGAGTCACCCATTACGGTGTCCTCAATAGTGTCTGCTACTTCGTCAATGCTGTACGAGCGTACTTCGCCGACAACTGCTTCTGATCCACCTGATGCCGCAACCTTAACTGATCCTGTTGAGCCTTTATGTGTAGCCATTTTGTTTCTCCCTTACGCGTCACCGCGTGTGTATGTATAAAGAATTTGAACGGTGACAATGACGCCGCCTACTGGGTCTATTGTACCATCATCCACCTCAACGCTAATAACTTGCGTATCAATAGCGTGACCGCCACGCGTCCTATCCTCGTCGAGCTTTTCGTCGATAGCCTCTACAATCTGATTGCGGGCTGTGTCGATGTTCTTGTGCTTCACAAAGCAAATCAACTCGTAGTCGATGGTGGCCTGCCTGCTAGACATACTGCCGCCGATGCTGGCGTCTTCGCGTGATTCGTTCGCTGTCCTAACTAAGATCGCGGGGTACTGAGCGTTTGACAGCTTGTCGAAGTCAAATGGCTCACGTGTCACCTTCTTCACGTTAGGCGTAGAGATGCCTTGCAGTGACGTCACAATGTTTGAGGCGATGCTTTCTCTGACACTCATATCTTCAGCCCCTTGAAGTACACATCACGTATGGCTCGCGTGTCACTTTTGTTTAGCCCAAAGAACTGGCGGCGTTTGTTGTTCATTGCCGCTTTCTTAGACTCTGCCCTGCTGTCGAAGTTGATTAGACCATCCTGACCACGTAAACCTGACTGCATAGACTTACGCATTCTGCCAGTAAATATCAGTCTGACTTTATCGACGCCCCTACCTTTGCTTTCACGAAACCCTTTGTAGGCTTCTGAGTAGGGTCTGAATGGTTGCTCATGCACGTCTAGGCCGAGGCTGGTTCGCTTTTGTATGCGGTTTAAGCCTTCTGCCGCCGCTCTACGCATCGCTCGCTTGTGGTTCTTAGTGAACGTCTGGCCTATCTTATCGACCATCTTGCGCAGATCACGAGGCTTTGTGTCGATGCTTATTGTAATCATCGGTTTAACCGATTGATCGGCACGATTTCTTTCTCTTTATCCGTAACCTGACCATCATCATCAGCGTCATACTCAACGCCGTCCTGGAATACTGCGTCCATCTCTTCGCCATAACGGGCTTTGTAGAAGTCGATCATCGCTAAAAAGCGGTCATCATCAACCCAGTTAGTTAACTGAGGCAATGCGTACTTCCACAACACAAGGTATGAGGTTGAACGAGTCCACTGTGACGCCGTCAAATAGCTTGAGTTCATTTCTCCAGCGATGCCCTTACGGTGCCACCATTGATTGCGAATCTCTCGCTCCACGTCAGCCTGAGCCTTCGCGTGTTCGGCAGTGACTGCTGGAATCCCAAACTCAAAAATGTCAGGGATGATTGCTTCTAAATCGCTGTCGTCACTAAATGCCATGTCATCACCACTTAATTTTTGCCGCCCAATAGATTTTATCTAGGGGCGTTGCGTTCTTTAGGGTATCACCGTGTCGTGCATACCAAGCCGCTCGCATGGCCTTGTCGCGTGCGGACTCACCATCTCTAGGTGGATAAGTCTTCGCGCCTTGAGCGCCAAACCGTAGTAGCTTGATTGCACCTTTGTAGCGAGCCAGAACCGCGTGCGAGCTAGAGGGATGTCGTGGCGTTCGCTTTGCCACGTTGTAATCCTCAAATCGTTCACCGCGATAATTGACTGCCATATAATCCTCTGAGTAAAACGCCCCCGAAGGGGCGTGTACATCTTAGAGTGCCGCGTCGAAGAACATCTCTACACCGTAGCTGTCGTCAAGCTCTGCAACACCGTAAACGGCTGTAGCGTTAAGCTCGAAGGCACGGAGAGAGGCGTTGCGCTCTGTCTCAAGGTTGAAGTCACGCTTCATAGCGATAGCCATTGCCTCACGACCAAACACGCACCCTTTGGCATCGTTTCCAGAATCAACCACAATGTTAGCTGACTGATATACGTCGATGCCTGCGATAGAACCTACGAAGCCGTTACGCATTGCTTCGTTCTGTAGGTCGCCACCGTTGGGGTTAGCGAAGGTGTTTGTCAGGTTAGCTGACAACTGGTAAGCGTGGAATGGGTGAATCACTGCTGTGATCGGTCCAGTCACTTTGTTAGCACGGAGAGTCGCCGCCGCTTTGAACAAGTCAGCCGCAGTAATCTCTTGAGCCGCCGCACCGATAGAAGCCGAGAAGCCATCAAACAAAGCGATGATGTCTTGGTCCATCTTAGTAGCAATAGAGTTACCCAATACAGTGCCAAGCTCTTGAGCAGGGTTGCCCGCGCCCATTGCCGCGAGGTCAGTCAGTACGACTTGCGCACCAACTTCACCGACAGTAACAGTGACGCTAGAGGTTGATACTGTAGTAGAAGACATATCAGTGCCTTCAGTCAGATCAGCCGCCGCGACCGCTGGGTACTTAGGTACTTGGATCGTCTTACCAGCAACATTGCCGATGTCATAACGAGTGATGAGGCCAGCCATGAGCGATTGCTCTTCGGCAGTGAAGCGAGCCTGCATGATGATATTTGCAAACAGGTCGTCGAGTGTTGTTGAAGTAGTAGCCGCCATGATGAAAATCTCCTGTGATTAGCGGTTTATTTATTAGCTAACATCATTGCGCGGTAGGCTTCTTTGCCACCGCTATTCCAGTTAGCTTCCATTTCGACCGCCGACATAGGTTTCGACGTGGAACCACCAACCGCTGTCTGCGATCCTGCGCCACCTGATGACGCTTTCACGAAGTGCGGGTTTGAGGTCAAGAAGTCACCGACTAACTGATCAACGGATAAAAGCTCGCCTTGGTCGTTATAGCGTGGTGTTCCGTTCGCATCGTAAACCTCTGCGGTGCCGTCGTCAGACAGCCGAACCGAGCCACGTAATAACTGACTGACTTGCTCTGCCGATACTGCATTGTTTCGGCTTGCCGCTGTCAGTAACGCTCCGTCTACCAATTGGCTTTCGAGGCGTTGCTTGTAAGTCTTTATTTCTTGATCCTTCTTTTCGACGGTCTGCCTTAGAATTGACTCGAACTCTCCGCGCTCTTTCTGCTTTTCAATTTCAGCTTCTTGCTGTCGTTGAAGAAGAGACTTAGCTTCATCGAGGTCGATACCATCTAGCTTCTTATCGTACTGTCGCTTAGTGCGAGCAACACGGTCGGCAACTATCCGGTCCAACTCTTCTTGCGTGAACGTCTTTACATCCTGAACTTCTGGTGTTTCCACTGCGGCTTCAGTTACCGCGTCTGCCATGATTTCATCGCTCATGTTACGAATCCTCTTTCGAGTGGGTTAAATTATATCACTTACCGCGTTTCTTTTTCTTCTTCTTGTCTTTCTTGTGGTATGGCATTGTGTGTCTCCTATTCTGGTACTGGCACCCACCAGTGCCTACAGTTGTATCCACCTCTTACACGGAACGGATCGCCTGACTTTTTACCGGCCCAGCTTTCGCCCCATATCTCGTATATCTCGTCGGTCGTGTATTCCTTGCCGACATGATTGCGACAGAATGGACGTGTTGATTCTATTGTATCGCCTTCGTACCTAAACTTGGTAATGCCTGCCTCTGCCGCCGCCGCCTGTTGTAGGCTAGAGCTAAACTCAAACAGCGCATCATGTAGCATTGTCTTAGAGTATCGTTGCAGGTCAGCGTCGAGCAACCCGTTAAGCTCACTGAGACTGGCTGAGAAGGGCGTGCCTGACAGCGTGTTGTTGTACACCTGCTGATATAACGCCTCGACAAACTCATCTGCTAACTGCTCATGGCCCGTGAAACTGAACTGCTGTAGCTGACCGATAACGCTTTGCGGCACTCTGAACGCCGCGAACTGCTCCATGTACTCCCCTGTCAACGCTACCGCATCGGGATACTCACGAATGATATCGTCAATGACCGTCAGGTATTCGTTACGGACAAGCCCGTCGATCTGTGTCCGAAGTGCTAAGGCCGCATCAAGGTCAAACAGTTGACCGTCACTCAATGGTAGGCCAGCCATCAAGTCGGTCAGTCCACGCCGCAACTGTTCTATAGCACGCAAAAGGCGACGCTCATGGCTAGAGGTCGCCCCTGCTAGTGCTTTGGTTAGCTCTTCACTGTCCATCAG